GTGACTTTGCTAGACCAGCTCCGCCAGCGGCGCGACACCGCCCGCCAAGGCGCGGAGCAGATCCTTACCCGCGCCGCCGACGAACAGCGCGACCTAACCCCGGACGAGCTGGCCGAACACCGCCAACAGGTACTCGCGGAACGGGAAGCCGCTGATGAGGCGGATCGGGTCCGCGACGAGCAGATCGCCGAACTGCGCGCCACCGCCGCCCGCCGTACCGGACCACCCGCACCACGTGAACCGGTTCTGACCCGCGAGCAGAAGGTCGAAGACTGGGCCCGCACCCGCGGCCTGATTCCCGACGACCAGCGGCTCAGCTTTGACCGGTATCTGCGCGGCCTGGCATCGGGCAACTGGGACGGCGCCGAACAAGAGCGGGCCCTTTCGGAAGGCACGCTGACCGCCGGCGGGCACCTGGTGCCGACGCCGCTGTCCAGCCGGGTTATTGATCTTGCGCGCAACCAGGCGCGAGTGTTCCAGGCTGGCGCGATCACGGTGCCGATGGGCGCTCAAACCCTGAAGTTGGCCCGGCTGACCGGTGAAGGCAGCCCGGCGTGGAAAACGGAGAACGCCCCGATCACCGACGCCGACATGACCTTCGACAGTGTCACGTTCACCGCCCGCACCCTGGTGCGGCTGGTCAAACTCTCCGTCGAACTCTTCGAAGGTGCCGACCCGTCCAGCGAGGATGTCATCGCCCGCGCCTTTGCCTCCCAGCTTGCGCTGGAGCTGGACCGGGTGGCGCTGCGCGGCACCGGCACCGCGCCGGAACCCCGCGGCGTGCTCAACACCTCCGGCGTGACGATCACCACCCACGGCGCCAACGGGTCCAACATCACGAACTATGACTGGCTGCTGGATGCGGCCGGCGCCGTGTTGGCGAACAACTTCGAGCCGAACGCGCACATCGTCGCGCCGCGCACGGTGACCAGCCTGGCGAAGCTGAAAGAGGCAACGACGAACGCCTACCTGGCGCCGCCGTCGTCGCTGCTGCCGCGGCTGCCAACCAAACAGATTCCAGTCACCTTGACCACGGGGACGAGCACCGACACCAGCGAGATCTACACCGCCAATGGGACCAGCTGATGATCGGCATCCGTACGCAGTTCAGCCTGCAGTTTCTCCGGGAGCGGTACCTCGCCGACAACTTGCAGTACGCCTTCCTGGCCTACCTGCGGGCCGATGTACAGCTGGCGCAGCCGGGCGCTTTCGTCGTTGACACGGGAGTCAGGGGCTGAGCAGTGTGGCCGTTCCGCAAACGCGAAGACCGCGACTTCAGCATTGAGCAGCTCCTAGGCGAAGACCAACCCAACACCGCGGCCGGAACCTCGGTCAGCACCGAGTCGGCGCAACGGTTGGCCGCGGTGTGGGCGTGCGTCCGGCTGCTCACCGATGTGATCTCCACGATGCCCTGCCATGCCTATACGGCCGGCTCACGGGACCCGGTGGACCCGCCACCGGTCATGCTCCGCCAGCCCGCAGCCGGGGTGCCGTTCCACGACTGGATCGCCCAGATCATGCGGTCTCTGCTGCTCGCCGGCAACGCCTGGGGCCTAGTCACCAGTCGGGTCGGCGCCGGGCTTCGACCATCCCAGATCGAGCTCATCGCCCCGCATCGGGTCACTGTCCAGGTCGCCACCGACGGCGCCGTGACGTACCGGCTCGACGGCCGCGAAATCGACCGTGACGATCTGTGGCACCTACGCGCCTACCCGTGGCCGGGGTCGCTGCTCGGCCTGTCCCCGATCGCCCACTGCGCCCAATCGGTCGGTGTCGGCCTGGCCGCGGAAAAGTTCGGCGCCCAATTCTTCGGCGACGGTGCCACGCCTTCGGGAGTGCTGGCCACCGACCAGCGGCTCAGCCGCGACCAGGCCGAGGAGCTCAGCGCGATATGGCATGCCTACTTTTCCAACCGGACCGGCCGGCGCAAGATTGCCGTCCTTGGCGACGGGCTGAAATTCCAGCCCGTCTCGGTCGCACCCGAGGAATCCCAGTTCCTCGATACCCAGAAGTTCACCGTGGCCCAGATCTGCCGCGTCTACGGCGTGCCGCCGGAAATGATCGCCGCTGAAGCGGGTAACTCGCTGACCTATGCCAATGTGGAAATGCGGTCGCTGGACTTCCTCACCTACGCGATCAACCCCTGGCTGGTCCGGCTGGAAACTGCGCTCACCGGCCTGGTGCCCCGCGGCCAGTACTGCAAATTCAACGCTGGCGGGTTGCTGCGCACCGACCTCAAATCCCGGTACGAGTCCTACGAGATCGGCCTGCGCGCCGGGTTCCTCACCGTTGACGAGGTCCGCGAGCTAGAGGACCGCGAACCCCTGCCGGCCACCCCACCTCGCCAGATCGGAGCCGCCGCATGACAACCTCATACTCGATCCACTTCCCGAATTACATCCATGGACATCGTGAGTTCCTGGCGTTTATCCGCCCAAATCAGGACCTACGTGACTTCCGGGGGGACGGTATTGCGCTCGAATCGGAACTGAACGATGGAGCCGGGCGGGACCCAAATGGCTTGGGGAGCAGTGGATTCGTCTCCAACGGATCTGACCCAGAACCCCCCGCCAGCCTCAATGCGGCCTCTTACGTCGTCCATCAGGCGCAAGAGGTCCTTGTTGTCCATGTCCAGGTTCAAGGTTGCTTGCCCGTTGATGACCACCAGCGTCGCCATTTCTCCCCCTCGGTCTGTGCGGGCAGCCTAGGCGGGCTGGGAGGAGACGCGCCAGAGGCGAACTCGTGATCATCACCCGTGGCTTTACCGCCGAGCTGGAAATCCGCGAAGATCAGCGCCAGATCGTCGGCCTCGCCGTCCCCTACGGCGTGCAGATCCGAGTCGGCCGCTACTGCGAAACCTTCCGGCCCGGCGCCTTCGCCGACGCCGACCCGGCACCGCTTACCGCCACCCACCCGCGCAGCCAATCCGAGCTGCCCATCGGGGTGAGCGTCGAGCTGCGTGACCAACCGGACGGGCTCCACGGCGTATGGCGCATCTCCAAAACCGCGCTCGGTGACGAGGTGCTCGAGCTGATCCGCGACGGCGCGGTATCCGGCCTGTCGATCGGGTTCGTGCCGGTCACCGACCGCTGGACGGCAGACCGCAGCCGGGTCGAGCGGCTACGCGCCGCCCTCGACCACGTCGCCGTCGTCCGCCAGCCCGCCTACCCCGATGCCAGGATCGCCGCGCTTCGCGCCGCACAAGGCCAGACCGGGCCGCTGCTGCGCCTCGCCCGGATGAGATCACAGTGACCCTTCCCCGACCCTGCCTCGGGTGCGGCACCAAGATCAGCAGCGGCAGCCGGTGCTCGAGCTGTGTATCACCCAAAGCCAAGACCGCGGCGCGAGGCTACGGCGCCCGCTGGCAACGCCTCGCCCGTGCCGCAACCAAGCTGCACCCGTGGTGCACCGACTGCGGCACCACCGGCACACCCGACAATCCGCTGACCGGTGATCATCTCCGCTGGCCCGCCGTCAGCCTGGCAGACATCGAAGTCGTGTGCCGGCGCTGCATCAGCCGCCGCGGAGCACGCCGCAAGGTTTTGATCATGGATTCAGATGACCCGCCGCCAGGCAAAGTTTGAGTTACAGACTCTTCGGTCGTTCCCGTGAATCTACTGTCCGCCCTGGCCCGGGGGGTCAGTCAACGAGACTCGTACGTATCGGTCTGCGAATCCCTATTGCTGTCCTTTTCAGGTCGTGGAGTCACCGCGATGCTGTGCCATCCCGTTGGCGACAAATAGATAACGTGGTCTTGGTCCTCGTCCAATCGAAGGATGCCTGCCGCATCAATTCTGAATCGGCTATCTCCGGTGTAACTCCGACTCTTACCGTCGGCAAAAGTGATCAGGAAGTCCATAAGGTGAGTTTCGCATGAGGGCCGGTCCGAAGGGGCAGGTGTGCGTTCCACCCCTGGATTTCCCAAGCTGGCCAACTGATCGCGCGGCGCGTCGGGAAAGGTTCATCACCGAGTTCTTGATCATCCCTCGCGGTCATGGCGCTGGGGAACCGTTCCGGCTGCGAGAGTTTCAGTCCAAGATCATTAGTGGAGCGTTCGCTCCCGGTGTCCGTACCGGGTTGGTGTCGATGCCGAGGGCGAACGGGAAGACGATGCTTGCGGCTGCGTTGGCGGTTGCTGAATTGTGGGTTGGTCCGCCGTCTGCGGAGGCGCTTGTGGTCGCTTCTGATCAGCGGCAGGCCAACATCACGTTGCGGTATGCGCGACGAATGGTCGAGTTGAACCCGTTGCTTGCCGAGCGCTGCCACATTTTCGCGGATCGGCTGTACGTGCCGGAGAATGACTCTTTGCTACTGCCGCTGCCTGCCGAACCTGGCGCGCTCCACGGTCATGATCCAAGTCTGCTCGTGGTGGATGAGCTTCATGTGGTGACCGAGGATGGGTGGACAGCGGTGACGTCGGCTTCCGGTAAGCGGCCGGAGTCGCTCACCCTGGCGATCAGCACTCCGGCGACAACTCCTGATTGCGTGATGTGGTTGCTGGTGGAGCATGGCCGCGCCGGTGATGATCAATCGTTCTTTCTGCATGAATTCGCTGCGCCGGAAGGCTGCGCTGCTGAGGACCGGGAGGCATGGAGGATCGCAAACTCTGCACTGGCCTGTGACAACCCGTTCCTGGCCGAGGATGGCATCGAGGCGGTGCGTCGCACACTGCGGGAGCCGGTGTTCCGCCAGCTGCGCCTCGGGCAGTGGGTGACCGGTGCCGATTCTTGGCTGCCATGGGGTCTGTGGGCGGAGCGCGCCGACCCATCACGGGTTGTCGCCGACCATGATCGAGTCGTGCTCGCCTTCGACGGCTCCGCCTCCGGCGACTCGACGGCGCTGATCGGCTGCACGGTCGGGCCCGACCCTCACCTGTTTGTCGTCGGGCTGTGGGAGAATCCGGGCGACCAACGCTGGCGGGTGCCGCGCGAAGAAGTTGATCATGCCGTGGCATTGGCCCTCCAACGGTGGGATGTGGTGGAGCTTGCATGCGATCCGTGGGGCTGGCGGTCGGAAATCGAGCAGTGGGCAAAGCTGCACGGCGAGTCGCGCGTGCTGGAGTGGAACACCGCGAACGCGCAGCGGATGGCGCCGGCAACAGATCGGCTTTACCAGGCCGTGACAGGTGGTCGGATCACCCACGACGGCGACGCGACATTGGCCGCCCACATTGCCCACTGCGTGGCGAAACCCACCCCGCTCGGTGATCTTGTTAGCAAGGACAAACGCGGCTCGCCACGCAAGATCGACGCCGCGGTGGCCGCGATTGTGGCAGCCGACAGCGCCGCCTACTGGGCTGAGCGCAGCGAACCGCAGATGTTTGTGTTCGGTACATGAAAGGAGGGGCTGGGATAGCGTCACCCGCATGAACCTGTGGGGTGACGCGTTCGATGACATGAACGCAATCGACTACAAGCGAGACGATCTCACAATCGACCAGCAACTGAAGATCGCCGAGGTCAAGGCGCTTCTAGCCATAGCGCAGGAACTGTCTCTGATCCAGGAGCAGGGAATCAACCCCAGGTGGTCGCAACGCCGTCGCTGAGGTATTGGTAGGGCCCGGCGCGAGGCGGCCAGCCTGTGGCGCCGCGCCCTCCATTACGCCTCCCCAAGTTAGGTGGAAGGCGGGTCTGTGAGTTCCGACGCGTCGTCGGGTACGCCGAGCCCGTGCTGCAACCCGGTCCATCCCGCCTCGTCGGCGCGCCGGCCTCGGAAACCCCCAGCGCGGACCAGGGGGCCTCGACCAGCGGCACCAGTCGCCGGCGAAGGCCACCTCGACGCGGTAGGACAACGAATCGGCGACCGGTTCGCCATCTGGGCCGACGTTTCCACGTTGGTCATGAGGCGGAACTGCTGGCGATCGAGCTGTTCGGCGACAGCGCGGGCGGCCTCTTCGCCGTGGTCCTTTTTCAGTTGGCCAAGTGCCCAGACGATCAGGGCGTCGAGCCGGCGGTCGAACTCCTCTCGTTCGTCGTTGGTTGGGCGATGAGGGCGCCCGTCGGTCATGCCGCACTCGCCTGCTTGATCCGCTTCTCCTCGCAGCGTCGACACCATCCACGCTTCCGCGAGTCTTCGGTGTAGAACTGGGCGCCACATGCGCAACGGTCGGGCGGGACCTCCTCCGCTTTCTCGAAGAGCTCCGACTGCTCCTGCTCGACACCGTGCCCGGAAAAGTCAGTAACAACGTGTGCGTGCCCTGGCTTCTCTTCTTTATCCTCATATCCCGGTGTACTAACTTTTCCGGGCATGCTCTTCGGCGGCCTCAGTTTGGCGACCGCTTCCCGATCAACATGATCCGAGAGGCTGTATCGCCAGCCTTGGCCGTCGCCGACCTCATCGACGTGGAGAATGCCGAGGATGTGTAGCTCCTGCAGGTAGCGGTCTACGGTTTGCCGTGGTTTCTGTGTCCGCTTCGCCACTTCGGTCGTTCGGCTATATGGATGCTCGGCGGCGGCGAGCAGAGATTCCAACCGGAGAGGGTTGAGGGATCGCGGGCGACCCGGAAGGCGAGCCGTTTGCAGTGTTCCAGGTCCAGGCCGAGCGTGATACCGCCGCGGACGATCTGGCCCAACATCTTGGTGAACCGGGTTGGCGCTTCAGGTGCGTGTGCTTCGAGGACGGTGCCCTTGTAGTCCTTCTCTACGGCAGTGCGGGCGAGGGTTACAAGATCGGCAACGGCTAGCAGTTCTTCCGCTGTGTCGTCGCCGAGTTCGGGTCCAACGATGTCGGCGTGGCGCAGCAGCCTTCCAACGATTTCCGCCAGTTCTGCTCTCATCCGGGTTTCGGCGCCGACGTTTCGCAGCGCCTGCCGGCCGGCTGCCATTCGGCCCTGTCCGGAGTCGACCCGGACCAGCGCAAACCTGTCACCCATAGCGGTGATGACGGCGTGGTGTCGGTCGTACTCAGAAGTGACAGCACCTATGACAACGATCCGGCCTGCCAGGTCAGCGTTTTCCCGCCATCGGTGCCGACGTTGCGGGTCCATCTGCCGTCGTAAACCTCGCGGAGTGCGGCGAGCACCTGAGCCCGCATGTCCTTGTTCACCGAAAGTATGGAGGTGAAGTCCTTGATCACCAGCAGCCCACGGCCGCCGATGCTTCGAAGAAGTCCTCCAGTGGCGTCCTTGGTGGTCTCCCGTTTCGACGTCGCAGACAGCAGCGCGCCTTCGGATGTGATCGTGGAGATCACAAGGGCACCAGCGCCGGTCAGCGGCTGCACGGTCTCCGTCTTGGTGTTACCGGGCCCGGACAGCAACAGAAGCCAGACAGGGTCACCGTCGAGCCGTTCAACTGTGGCCGCGGCTAGCACTATGTCCAGCGCGTCTAGGTCGTACCCTTCACCGAGCCACCGCCGGAACGTGGCATGCACCTCCGCAATGTCGACTATCCGAGTCTCGGCTATCACGTCGTTAAGCTCTTCCGCGATGCTCATTCGAACCACCCCGCTGCGAGGGCGTCGGCGTGATTCCTGCAGGCCTCGGCGACGGCTGCACACCGCTCCTCGGCTGCCGCCAGCTCGGCTGGCGTGGCCTGTCCGGTGAAGTCGCCGGGCCGTGGCCTGGCATGCTCGAACGTGTAGGAACGCCAGATCCAGGTTTCCGCCAACGAGTCGGTGATCGCCTCCTGCACGGCTCGGCGACGGATCGGCTCGGCTGTGTCGATCCTCGCCAGTAGCCGGCGGAGCAACGCCCGGGTGTTCGTCCCTTCGGGTAGATTTAGCGATGCCGAGACCCCGCCACCTGCGAGTGATTAGCTTGATATCGGGCCGGGTTCCACACCCCCGGCCCGATTGCTTTGCTGGGACATCAGGCCGCATCCCCCGATCCAGCCTTACGGGCCTTCCGGGCTTTCGCGCTGATCAACGCCATCCGCGTGTAGTGCGCTTTCAGCGCGGCCGCGGCCGCCTTGGCGCGGGCTGCGGGCGGCATAGTCTCGTCCGGGTCGACAAGTTTTTCAAACCGGGCGAGCTGAGCGGCGCGAGCTGGCGCGGTTCGTGAGGTGCGATCTTGGGTGTTTGCCCAGGATTCGTAGCTGGCCAGCCGCGCTCGCAGCCGGCGCTCGGTGGGTGTGGACGACATTTGACCGTGACTCCTCGGCCTGCCGCTCTGCGCGGGAGGGTCGAGGGCGAGTGGGCACGGTGTCCTGAGGTCGCCGACTCAGGCCCGGCAGTGCCGGGGTCTTGTGGCGCCTAGGATAGCGCATCGTGAGCAGTGGTTCCGACGTCCTGGCGCTGTACCGTGTCGGCCCGCCGTGGATCCTGTCGGCGCCGGTGCTGCCCTTCCGGTGCTCGATGTGTTACCGACGCATCGGTGACATCACCATGACCCACGGCCGGATGGGCCTCATCCGCGTGAGCCTGCAGGTGGGAATCCCTGAGGGTCGCCCACCGGCCGGACGGCGCGCGACAAGTGTCGGCCGGTCAGCGCGATGGGAAACCTGGGCGGCGGCCCAAGTTCAAGGGTTGGGTCTTCGCCTCCCCAGATCGCGACCGCTGGCGGATTTGGTGCGAGCACAAGCAGGTCGGTCGCGGCGTGCTGGATCGCACGGTGACTGCCTCGACATTGGAGCGGCTGTACGCCGCAGCCTTGGCGGCCGGTGCCCGGGAAGTGGTGTTGAGCTAGCCGAGATTTCCTATGGGTCCGCGACCAAGATGTGTCACACGCGGTCGCCCCTCTTCAACCGCTGA